TTTCAGTTGTTGTAACCGGAATTCCTCCAACTTTAATGTTGGATGATTTGACGGATATGTGAACGAGTGGATCATGACTGCTCATGATTCCAACCCATAATCACGGCCATATCAGAGTCTGATAGTGGACTAGTCAACTCGTCGTCAAGTTCAATCAGTTTGAACTGATCAACTATGTAAGACGGTTGACTATCTAAATAAGGATTCACTTTAATAAATCGTTTAGTGTGCTTTGTTGGCAGTTATAACTAATCAAGTCTTTATCCCAGATCTCTTCTATTAGCCCAATTATCTCAGGGCTAGCGTTCTTAGAGACTAGGGCTATCGCTTGACCGTTAATAACTACCGGAACAAGTGACGTTTCACAACGTCCTTGAATAGGCTTAACGCTATCCATGGTCTTTTTGTTTAAGTTTTCAAGGTTCTACGGTTTCCCTAGTGGTCTGCCGTTATTAATAAATTAATCTATATAAGGACAGGTTATAAGTAGGGTTAACCGTACAACTGTTTTAACCGCTGAAGCCGAACAGATCACAACACAGTAAAAAATAAATATTAATCAGTTAAAACCAGTAATTCACTGAAAACCTAGTCATTAGAACTGGTTTAAGAGTCCAGTGACCGAAAAAACAGGAAAAACCGACCCCACCGAGGGGATCACAGCCCCTGGACTTCACGTAATACCCCTTCAGACATTTTTGTCAAAATTTAACGGTTTAACGTCCAGTTGAGGACAGTTTAAAAGACAGTTACGCTGTTTGTATCATGTTCAAACTGTTTAATCCCTATATCTGTAAGAACATGGTTAAACATCTTGTCAAACACAGTTGGAGGGATGGTACAAACGTCTGCACCGAGTTGAAATGCTTTACTAACAGACTGAACGTCTCTAATAGAGGCAGCTAAGACTTTAGTTGAGGAGTTATGAGGTTTAAGGATGTTAGATATATCATTAATAAGACCTAAACCTTGAAGAGAGTTATCATCCATTCTTCCAACGAAGGGAGAGATGTAGGTTGCACCAGCTAGGGAGCTAAGGATAGCTTGACTGGGGCTGAATACTAAAGTGACATTCACCCGAATACCTTTAGCAGACAACGTTTTACAAGCTTTCAAACCTTCTATACTACAAGGGACTTTAACTGTAACTGGATGACCGAATTGACTGTAATACAACTGTCCGGTAGTTATCATTTCATTAATACCACCAACTACTTCTACACTTAGATCAGTAATACCCAGAGATATCAGGTCTGCGTATACTTTAGCTGGATCTCTACCAGACTTTTTAATCAGAGTAGGGTTGGTAGTTATGCCAGATATGATACCTGTTGAGAGACGGTCTTCTACAGCTTGAACATCAGCTGTATCTAGGAATATTTCCATATAGAGTGGTTAAAGGAAGTGAGTGGTAGTAGTTATAGATATCCATTACAGGGATATATGTAAGGGGGAAAGGCAGTATGTCTTTCCCCTTTACGCAGTTCAAGGGTCCACCCTTCCCTCTCCCTGTATACGTGGTGAGTTGGCCTAAACCCAGGTGGGGACTGAAGAGTTATTTGTGTCAATTAAGTTAGCTTTATCTCTCTGTTGTTTATCCATACCTAAGACCATATGGTTAGCAGAGGCAGTAGGGTTGTCAATAAATTCAGCGAGCATTGACTGCCATTCTTCGGTCTTTCTAGACTTAATTGCTTCATGAGCAGAGATAGACATAGCATCTGTGAAGTATTTAACTCCTTGAGCGAGGCAGTCTAATCTGTCGTCATGTTTTACTGCCCCTTTCTCTCTACACATACGGCTCATCTGATAGAAGAGCATGTACATGAGGCGTAGTTCAGGTGCTTCATCTTTGTTTGAAGCGTAGTCCCATTCAACGAGACCTCTATCTACTATGAGCCTGTGTTGGTTCATAACAGGTTCAAGAGCATCTATTATTCTGTCTTCTTTACGGACGTTAGCTCTAACTTCTTCTACATCGATAGCTTGTCCTGTCATCTGTAGGTGTTTTTTAAACAGTTCACCTACAATTCCATCACCAAAGTTAGTTTCAATTACAAGTTTGGTAACGTTATACTTTCTACATCCTCTGAGTATATTGAGCAGGGTAGTATCAGAGTACCCGTCTCTGTACGCACGCATCTCATGCAAGAATAGGTAGCCGTTCTTTTGAGATATGAATGCAGCGGCTGTTTCATCCGTTCCTCTACCCGACGGATCAACCGAACATATGGTTTCGGTATATGGTGTCCATTCTCCTTGGAGTTGCATTGGAGAGTAAAAATAATCTCCTGGTAAACCGACTGTGGGTAGATCTTTGATGACGTTTTGGGGGTCACTGCACCAGATAATTTGGTCGGGACCAGACTTAGGATTAACACTGGTAACGACAAGATCAGCCATCTTAAGTGGAAATTTCTCTGCATCACTTAATGAGGTATCTAATTGGAACTGAAGCATGTAATTACTACGCCCCATAGCTGCTTCACGTTCTATGAGGTCATCATTGGTAAATCTGTCAGGGTCAGTTACTTGCCAATCGTCTACACCTTTATCTATATCTTCTTGTATTTGAGGAGCTAATAGTCCTTCGTATTGGCCGAGTTTACCTTGTCTGGGGTATCTGCTTGGCCAAACGAACGGACGGTAGTTACGCTCTGCCAGCTTACGATAAACAGTAAAGACAGTCTGAGGAGTCCCGAGATAACAAATACGGCTATCAGCTTTGGGGGTAAGGATAGATTCGGCTTCCGTACAGAGTTGAAGAAGTTTTTCACGCATCAACTCCGTCATGCTGTTTCCTGGAACTTCTATGTCGTCCAGAATCATCAGGTCTGCCCGTGAGCCTGTAAGCTGCCCAGTTATCCCGACACTTTTTACGCTGGGAGCCTGATGAGGAGAGCAGAGTACGTCGAAAGAAATTCGAGACCATCTGCTGTCGTCGCTCTTTGGCTGTAAATGTTTTAGCCATGGTGTTTCTATGATTAGTTTCTGTAGGAAAATAGACATGTTGTCTGCTCTCTCTTTAGAGGCAGAGATAATCATTATTTTCTTTTCTGGATCATTAAACAGAGTCCATAAAACAAAGGCTCCAGTGATCCAAGATTTACCGACTCCTCGGAATGCTTGAATCTGTAGACGTTTGGGACCGTGTTGTAGGTAATCTGCTATTGCATATTGCGCTCTAGTTGGTGAGGGTAGATCAAGCTGTTCCCATAATGCTTGCAGAAACAGCTTGAAATCGTCCTGTAGAGCCGTTAAAACGTCACTCATGTAGGTTTAGTTATCTTTAATTATTCAGAGGGCTTAACGCCTGTTATTAGCTTTCTTCCACTTCTGATGTTTCTTATGTTGTTTCCATAGTTGATCATCTGTGAATGCACCTGACTTACGTGCTGGGCTATTCCTAGTTTTCTTTAACCACTCCTTCTTCAACTCAGCTTCAGTTTTCTTCTTCTTAACGGAAGAGTATCTTGGACTTTGCCAATAAGGTGTATTGCTTGTCTTCTGATTCTTCTGTTGGTTACCTTGACCACCACTCTTTGAAACTTTTAAATTATTAACGTTACTCTTCTCATCAGTTTTACCAATTACTTTAGCTGGTTCTTTGTTGGTCTTATTTGCTGTACCTATTGGTTGGGCTTTTTGTTTCTCAATCCTTTCTTTGGTTACAGTTTTAGTAGTCGGTTGTTCTGGTCCCTTATAAGGATTCTGCCAATTCCTTCCAACTGGTTTTTCAGTCTTAACAGTACGACCTCTCTTATTCTTAGTTTCCTTACCTTTTTGAAGGTCTTTTGTTGTAACCTTTTTCTCTCTCTTTCTGTTTAAAGCTTCTTGAGTAATGGATCTATATTCAGATAATGTCAACTTCTTACCGAGCTTCCTCTCCATTAGAGGTTTGAATGCTCTATCTACTAGTTGATCGGCTCCCCAATCTGCAGCTATACCTATTCCAGCAGTCTTCCAGTTTGATGCAGACTTAAGACCTCTACTTAATCTTGTAATCTTCTGCATTTTTCCAGGAGATGTCCATGTCTTCTTGACCGTTGCCATTGGTCTAGTAGCCCAACTCTTCTTAACGTTAGACTTAAGCTTGTTTACATTACTCTTAACTCTACTCTTAGCACCTTTGACTTTAGATTTAACATCTCCTTTGATGTCTCTTTTGGTGTAGACAGTCTTACCATCTACTTTAACCTTACCTTTTCTAGGATTACGAGTGTTTGGTGCTGTATATTTTTGCCCTTTAGGTGTTGCACGTACAGTCAGTTTACCTCCAGGGCTTTTGACCATCTTGCCGCCTGGACTTTTAACCATCTTGCCTTTAGGGCTTTTAACAATTGCCCCACCTTTCTGTTTAGGCAGTGCATCATAGTTAAATTTAGGTGCATCTTTTGATGTCCTGACGATCTTACCGCCTGGTTTCATCCTGTTAACTACTCGTTTGGTAGCTTTACCTGCCTCTTTAACGCCACCAAAGAAGTCTTTACCACCTTTGACAAGTTTGTCATAGACTTCACGGGTTATTTGACCAGCTTTATAAGCTGCTCTAGCTGATTTTCTGGTATCTTTGCCAAGTTTGTAGATATCTTTGACACCTCTAACGATACCTTTATCGCCTTTCTTTATTTTGAGCAGTTCACCTGCTTTATCAGCTACCTTAGTGACTGCACTAGATGTTCTTTTTACTAAAGCACCACCTTTTTCTTTAGCTGCTCTAGCTCTTTTAGCTGCATTGAAGGCTTTTCTTGAGATCCATTTACCGTCATAACCTCTGACAGTATATGCTTTTGTAGGATGTGGAGTTCCTGGTTTAACTTTGTTTGACGGTGGTCTTCTTTTTCGTTCTGCCATTTTTAATTAATATGTTGAATAATCATTTGTTCTCTTAGAGGTTTATATCCAAATGTTTGACGCATCCATCTGCGCCAATGACTGCTACCTTTGCCCTGGTTGCACTTTTGACAGGCTGGTACGAGATTACTTGTAAGATTCTCTCCACCATTTGTTTTAGGCTTGACGTGATCAAGCGTGAGTTCTGTAATTTCATAATTATTTCCGCAATAAACACATTGACAATTGAAATGCTCTTTAATAGCTTTTCTCCATAGACGTTTTGCGTCTGAGTTCGTCATGCTTATTAGGTTGTATAGGTAATGTTCAGGGCTTGGCAGTAAGGGGGTCATGTGTGGCGTACTTTTAGTCGGCTTTTTCGGTTGATATGTTTAGATTGAGGTCTTCCCTCTGTTGAGCTACCTGCATAATGGGCAGCATCTCTTGGATCTCCTGGTTTAAGATTTAACTTGGCTCTTAACATCTGCGCCCCCTTAATCAACCTTCTACCTTTTTCAGTTTTGTTATATGCCTGTTGTTGGTTTTTATAATTACCGTTGGCATATTTTGCTCCGCTACCTTTTGCCATAAAGTCTGCTTTGTACTAGTTCGGGATCTACTTTCGGCATAACAGCCGCTAACTTTTCTAGAGGGTTACCGTCATAAGCTATGCCGCTAATATCATTTGTTTTCAGCCAATCACAGGCTGCCTTGAGATCTTGAGTTGTAGCTTCGCCACTTTTCACCCTCTTTAGAAATTCTTTTGTGACGAGGTTATGTAATTCATTAAAGTGGGCTTCAGTGGCTTTTTTCATTTAGTTTTAGGGAATAGTTGCTGTTCTATAAATTCAACAGCCTTATCATCAACAGTATTATCTGTTGTAGAGACTAGTTTCTTTAATATGTCTACTAGTAAGCGTTTGACTGAATCTGATTTAGCAAAAGCTAATAGGATGGGTTTTAATATGAAAATCATGCTTCACCTTGCTTGATGAATTTACCGTTCTCGTCTCTTTTCTTAGAAGACTTTTTCTTCTTCGCTTTAGTTGCAGCTTCAGCTTGCTTAGCTATTGCGTCACTTAATGTACTCATGTTTTATCAGTGGGTTTAGTTGGACATTCATACTCCTGTTTA